ACAAGGCTATTCAAGACAGAAAAATTAAATACACTTTAGACAATACGCAATATGATATTAAATTATCTGAATTGATTCCATTGTACGATTTAGCAAATGGACTACAACAAAATAGTTGGTTTAGTGCTCCAAGTCGTGTGCAATCAATTGAAAAGGTATTACAGAATATTGAGCAAAATTTAACTTCTAAGCATAAGAATTTACAATTCTCAGCAAAGTATATCGGCACAAATAAAAGTACCGGTATGGAAGCCCAAATACAACCAGGAGACAGAAAAGCTATTGAGAATGTTTTAAATAGTAAAGACGTTATAACTACTAACGCCGCCATTGAATACAAGCACCTTGTTTCTGATATGAAACGTTTGTATTTAGATGAGCAATTTGCAGATGACGCTAATAAGTGTTTACTTGCTTTTGAACTCAACAAAGGGGTTTTAAATTACTTCGCAAAGGATAGTACTTTTGAAAATCAAAATCAAGGCTTTATAAATTGGATTCAAAACTCAATACAAGGTAGTGCGGATAATACAATGAATAGTTTATCTTCTTCTTTTGGTTTATTGGATAAAGGAGAAAGACTAATAGCGTCATTTGACCATTTACCAATTATGCAAACATTGATTAATGAGAAGATAAAATCATTTACAGATTTTCAAAATGGATTAAATATAGCAATCGAAAACCAAACTTTATCTTTAGCAGACGCTAAGAAAATGAGTGATAACTTCATTAAAAACTTAAAGTTATGAAAGTAGAAGAAATAAATAAAATGCTTGAGAAAAAAGATATTTCACCAGAAGTAAAAAAAGCATTAGAGAAAAGAAAGCAAATTTTAATTAACGATAAAGAGGTTAAGAAAGATGACATATAAATCACATTATTTGCCAGAGAAAGAATTTTCTACTAAAGAAGATTTATTCAAGGCGTTAAAAGAAAACCTTTCTGTTATTGAGGACCAGAAAAAAGCTAAGATTTACGAGTCTTACAAAAAAGGGCAATCGATTAATATGAAAGCTATTGATATTTCTAAGTTTGATATTGAACAACAAAAAGCGTTAAAATTAGATGATGCATTTTATTATGTAGCTTTTAATTCAACACGTATATTAGATAGCCACGAGGACGTGCATATCGACGGCATTTGGAAAAAGACAATACAAGAGAAGCAATTTAAGAATTACGTTGTTACAGACCACGAATTAGAAGTATTAAACACGGTTGTTAGAAAAGAGTATGTAGAGATTTTCACAGCTAAAGTTCCTTTCTCTATTTTAGGTAAAAACTACAATGGTAATACTGAAATACTTATTTATAAATTCCCTAAAGACAAGGTTCAGATACCTGTTGTTAAAGAATGGTTAGATAGTGGCGACGAATTACAAGGTTCTGTAAGAATGAAGTATATTAAATTCGTTTTTTGTTTAGACTCAAACGATCCAGACGATGCGGAATTTAAAAAGAATTACGATAAGTATTTAGAATACATAGCTAATAAAGAAGATTTTGATTATATACCTTACTTCTTTGCAATACTAGAAGCGTCAAATGAAAAAGAGTCTAGTTTTGTTTTATATGGCTCAAATCAGGTAACAGGACAAGTAATAAACGAAAACAAAACAGAAGCCGATTCAATCACTTCTGAAACAAAAGAAGAGCCGTCAGATAACACTCAAAAAGAACAAGATTTATTAAAACAATTATTAAACAAATTTTAAAAAGATGGAAGAAATTATCAAAGAATTGGGTCTAAAAATTGACGCAATGAAAAACGAAACGGTTTCAAAAGCAGAACTTATCAAAGTAATGTCAGAAATTCAAGATTTACAAACTAAAGGTAATGATGTTGCAGAATTGAAAGCAAACATCGAAGAAGTTGCTGCTAAGTTATTAGATTTAGAAACTAAAGGAGTTCCAAACGGTACACCAGAAAATTTAGGTACTTTGTTAGCTGAAAAAGCAAACGAATTAAAAGCCATGAAAGAGAAGTCAGGTGCAAGTGTTCAAATTACACTTAAAACGGCTGGAACTATGGCTTTATCTACTAACGTAACAGGACAAGTTCCACAAGCTGAAAGAGAAAGCGGAATTACAAGAATTGTAAGACGTAACCCTTTTATTTTAGAGTTAGTAAACGTTGGAACAATTATGTCAAACGTTTGGGAATGGGTTGAACAAAAGAATTTAGATGGTGGTGCTGCAATGACTGCGGAGGGAGCTGCTAAATCTCAAGCTGATTTTGATTTAGTTGTTGCTAGTGCTAACGTTAAAAAAGTAACTGCATATATTAAAGTTACTAAAGAGATGTTAGACGATGTAGAATTAATGCGTTCAGAAATTGACCAAGAATTAACCGAATTAATCAATTTAAAAATTGACGATCAATTATTAAATGGTACAGGATTAACTGTTAATTTAACAGGTATCACTACTAACGCTACTGCGTGGGCTGCTGGTGCATTTGCTTTACTTATTCCAACACCTACTAAATGGGATGTTTTAAGAACTGCAATCAATCAGGTTAGAGTTAATTTATTTGAACCTAACTATATTGTAATGCACCCAACAGATGTAACTGGGATGGAGTTATCTAAAGACTCAACAGGTCAGTATATTATGCCTCCGTTCGCTGCTTTAGACGGAACAATTTGTAATACATTCAAGTTTTTTATCTACGTTAGTATCGTTTTCATTTGGCGCGCCCTGATTAACTGAAGTGTGATTTATGTAACCAGCTACTTCAAAACTTAACGCGTCAAACTCTCCCTCGCAAACTATAATTTCTTTTTGGCCTTGTAACCTATCTAAATTATACATTATCGGCTCGGCCTCTTTCGCTTGAAAAAATTTCTTTTCTTTTATTAAACGCGTTTTATAATTTATTAATTGGCCATTTCTAAAATAAGGAAATACAATACCGTTTAAATCTTTAGTAATTGCAATTTTATTATTTAAAATTACCTCCTGATTAATTCCGCGCTCTTCAAAATACTTTATTGCCTCGTCTGTTAATTTTGTTATATTTGGTTTTTCAGGTAATTTATAAGTAATTATCATTTCGTTTCTTTTAAATTCGTTTTCAGCTACGCAACCTTTCCACCCACATTTATGACAATTGTAAAGGCCAGTATTTAAGTTAATAGATAAACAAGTATCGCTTATATTTGTTTTGCCTACAATAACGCAATTAGGACATTTACATTTTTGCTCTACTTTACTGCTTTTAATCTGAATACCTAAACCAAAAAATTTATCGCTAATTGTCATAAGTCATTAATTTTTGGTTAGTGGTTGCACTTGGTTTGTTTTCAATTTGACTATACTTTTCAAACTTATCAGGCCTTGAAATAAATTCTAAAGTAACGTGTTCTAAATTCGTATCAATATGATATTGATTATTACAAACATTAATAATAGCGTTTTGAACATCTTGCTTTGTATATTTTTCTTTAAGCCTTGCGTTAAATTGTTTTTTTGCTTTTTCAGAAACTACTCTACATTTCTTTTTAGCCACCTTGTTAAAAAAATCCAAAAGCGATTGCCAATTTATTGGCTCTATAATATCTTTTCTTTTCTTTTCTTCCTCTAACTCTTCTCTACTCTTCTCTGCGATGTTTTGTGATTCACTCGCAATCGGTGTGTTATCGGGTTGCGATTGGTAAGCGATTAAAAGTGCTTGTTCTAAAGTAAATTCATTCTTAATAAATCTATCGTAAATAAGTCTATGCCAACGCTTTAAGTTACCTATTTTAGCGCTTGTACTTTTATCTTCTTTAGAACATTCTATTTCTTTAAATTGTTCGTTTAAGAAATCTATACAAATAAAATCATTTTCTTTTTTTATTATTTTCTTACCTATTAAAATATCTAAATGCTCTTTGTCGATTTCAATTTCAGCATCTTCAAAAGATAAAACACATTCTTTATTCCAATATAAACAAATCAAGCGCATAAAACGTGCTTGAGTTATCTCTGGACATCTTTGTATTTTTCCCATTACCCAATCAGTAGGCATGAATTTAAACCATTGTAGCTTATCCATTATTGCCTCCTTCTATTTCTGTAATCTTATTAATTTCAGTACGTAAAGTTTTAGCAAATTTTATCGCGGTGCTTTTATCAATTTGTATTTTTGAAAATTCTTTTGTGTTTTCATTACAAATTTCTATTTCAATAAAATTATTTCTAAAATCTGTTTCTAATTTAGCGCGAATAGAAATTGCGCTTTTAATAAAGTCTAAAAATTTTAATTCAAATTTTGCCATAATATAAAGGTTTTAAGATTACCTATAACTATTAAGTAAATAAAAAAAGCACGTATAATCAAAAAGCCTCTTACCTCTTTTATCCTATACGTGCCGTATAATGTCTTTAAGTTGATATAATGTAAGAGGTCAACCACAATGCAATACTACGACATTAATTTTAATCTCGCAAGTCTTTACGCAACTTTTTTACATTTTCCCTAATTTCTTTTAAGTTTTCTAAATTCCAAACCTTGCTAAATTGTTTGTCGATACTCGCCAGGCTTTGTAAATCGTTGTATTTCTTTATTCCTATTCTGAAAGGTAGGTTTAAAGAATATTGTTCAAAATTACCCTCTTTAAACAAATTACACTGAATGCAGCCAGAATGGATATTATCTAAATTAAATCGTAATGTTTCAAATGATCCAGCAGCGTAAAAGTGGGAAGCGTGAAAATCTTCACTCCATTGGCAACCACACGCAATACAATTTTTACCTTTGTCCCTTTCTCTTACGTATGCGTGAACTAAAGTTTTAGTAACTAATAACGCACCCGAAATACATTTTTTCTCTTTTAGTTCCTTTTCAGCTTTCTCAAATTCTAAACGTGGCTTTTGTACTTTTAAAATACTTTTTTGCATTAGTGTTTTACCAGCATCGGAATTAAGTAGCCAATCGGAATAACAACCGCACATTTTTCCCAAGCCATAAACACGATTTTCTACTTTTGTCATTTTGCCACAACCAAAGCCAAACGCCTTACCTTGTCCTTTACATTTTTTTTCTTTAATCATTATCAAAAGTTATTAAAGTTTCTTCATTAGGATTTGGAATATCAATATTTAAAAATTCAGCACTCCATTTTTGAACTTCTAAAATAAATTCCATAAATTGAGTTGTTGTCATATCTGAACTTGTAATTTTTTCAGAAATACATTCTCCAGTATCTTTATTAACTAATTCATTAACTGGAGCAAACATTGGTAATAAAATTTTATAGTGAATATTCTCATTGCTTCTTAATTCGCCGGTAGCTTCTAAAAGTCCGTTTTGAACTAACGGAACAACTACGCCCCAATAAAAACGGTTTTGCTGGTTGCTACGTTCTTTTTTAGCCTTTGAAAACGTTATAACTACTTCTGTGTTATTAAAATGCTTTATTGCGTTTAAAACAAGGTTTCTGTTTCTTTTGAAAATATTATTCTCAATTGAAGTTCTTATTTCTATTTTCATAATTCAAAGATATAAAAAAACCCGCAATTAATACGGGTTTCTGTTAATTGCTAAAAAGGCATTTCATTATTTGTTTCTGGTGGTGCAAATTCTTCTTTTTGCGTTGGTGCTTCACCATTCTTTTCAATTTTCCACCCTTGAATACTATTAAAGTATTTCGTTTCTCCTTGTGGATTAACCCACTCACGACCTCGAATATTAATACCTACTTTAACGTCTTGACCGATTGAATAACCATTTAAATCATCGCATTTAGCTTGTGTAAATTCAATCATAATAGTTTGCGGAAATTGTTCCTCAGTAGTTATTACTAACTCTCTTTTCTTAAAAGAAGCTGAAACTTCTTGTGTCGCGTTTAACGCTTTAATTTTACCTGTAATTTCCATAATTGTATTTAATTAATTAATAATATGATATTTATCTTTATTTATTTTATAGCAATTTATTGCGTCATCTTTTGACTTAAAAGCACCTAAATGAATTCCTTTATAGTTTACCATTATTTTCGCAATCCATCTACTTGACCTTTTGCATAAATATACGCCTTTACTACCTGTCATGTTCATAGCGTTTTGACTTTTATTAACACTTCTTAAATTATAACCAATATTATTGTTTCTAACTCTATCTATGTGGTCTATTAAATCAACTACTTCATTATGAATTATCCAATAAGCAAATTGATGTGCATATAAATAAAAAACATTACGTTCTTTATTTCTTAAAGTTAACATTAAATAACCATTTTTAGTTTTTTTGCTTAAAACTTTTCCTGTTGGTGTAATTACGTCACCATTTAATCCGTTGTATGTAAATCCTAATTCAGTAGCTAATTTACATTTTTCTAATCTTGTCATAATATAAAAAATCCCTAATGCTCGCTACAAACAAAAGGGATTTTAAATTAAACTTTATTGTAGCGAATTGTAAATATACGAAAAATATTTAATTAAAACCTATTTTAATGTTAATTTTTGTTTTAATTCTGTTACTAATTTGTTGAATATTTTTCTATCTTGTTCAGATAGTTTTAAAAATTCTGTTTTTAAAGTTTCTTCTGTTTCGCACTTAACTAAAGTTTTGTTTATTTCTGTTAGCCTTTCAGTTTCTTTTTGTTGTGCTAATTCCGCTTCTTGTTGTTCTTTTAATTCTTCTGCTTTACGTTCAGGATTGTCAATATCATCTTCATCAGTTGAAATATGAAAGTACTTTAATAAAAAATATCTTTCAGCGTAAGTAAGCGCAGAACCTAACCCCTTTTCCCAATCATTTTGACCGTTTGCTCCGAATAAGTTTTCGTCTTTCTCTCCGCTTGTAGTGTCAATCCAAGTAAAACGCATCATTACTTTAGTAAGTATTTCAGACTTTGTTTTTTCGTTTGGTGTGTTAATTCCTACTTTATAATCTTGACGTTCGTTATCTATTGTTAAAATCTCTTGTTTTAAAATCAACCCTAAATCATTCATTAATGGTTTAATATGTTCTAAAACTTTTGAACCTGTTACGTATTTGTAACTATTACTGGATTTGTCTTTTCCTAATCCAATGATTTGCGATTGTATCTTATGAAGTTTTTGATACAAATTTAATTCTTTACTCATAATGTATTTTGTTTTAATTAGTTACGTAAATATACAAAAAATAAACTTAAAAAGAGATACTTAAACTCGATTTTATTTGCGTACTGCTTACTTTTGTAACTTCAACACCATCACTATCGTAAATTGGTTCATCTGATTTGGTAGCAGTTTTTACAAGTTCTTTTCTTTGTGCTAATTTCTTTTCTAATTCAGCAACTACTTCATCTTCTGAAAAGTTTAATTTTTCGCCACCTTGTCTAAACGTTCCTTTTAATCCAAACGCTTCAAAGTTTTCTTGTGGTAAACGCTTTAAAATTTCCGAATTAATAACCTCCAGGCTTTCACTTGCTCTTTTTGATTGAGATAGTAATTCGTGAATATTATATTCGCCACTATCTAAAATGTTAGTAATAAAATTAGTTGATTGTTTTACTAATTCTTTTTTGCTTGGAAGAAAATTTGTAGTTTCTATTTCTTCCATTTGCATTAATTCAAATAATCCTTTGCTCATAA